ACAACCAATAAAGGCGACTATCGAGCTGCTGGTGTTGTGTCAACAAAGCCAGCGCACCTAATGAACTCCGGACTAACTGGGGAGAACGTAGTGGCATTAGCACTACAAGGTCGAGTTCCTTGTAAGGTTATTGGCAAGGTGCAAAAAGGTGACATTATTACAACTAGCGGAGTTCCGGGGTACGGGTGCGTTAATAATAACCCGGTGCCTGGCACAATGATAGGCAAAGCTATTCAGACTAAAGACACCGACGGCAAAGGTCAAATTGAAGTAGTAGTAGGGAGATAACGATGTCTAAAAAAAAGCAAGGGAAGAGAGTTACAACTAAAGACGAAGGCACCAACATAACTGTTGTTGCCAATACATCTAACAGACTAAGAGTAGCAGTGGAGGGACGCCCGCGTGGCAAAGCAAATAATAAATTTAGGAAGTAGTCCTAACAAAGGTGACGGCGATCCGTTAAGGCTCGCATTCGAAAAAATAAACGAAAACTTCGATGAGCTATATAGCGGAGATATTGCGACTGGAACCGTCACAGGAGACCTTATTGGTTCGGTGTTTGCCGATGACAGCACTATTATAATAGACGGAGTCTCAGGAACAATCCCGGGATATGTTAGTAAGCAAGAGCTCAAGACTATTGTAAACGAAAGCACAGACTTTACAGATTTTAAGTCAAGGATAGCTAATCTGTAAGCCATCGATAAATACTGTAACTACTTAGGAAATACCATGTCAATTGAACATATTAACATTGGAAACATTGCAAACGACGGGACCGGTGACGAACTACGGGTAGCGTTTAGAAAGATAAACCAGAACTTTGAAGAATTTGATATTCGTTTTAGCGACACTGTTGACGGAATAAGCGCCGGCGGCGGCGCTAAAGTTTTCAAAGGAAAGTCAGGCAATGACTTAGAGTTTAGAAGCATAACAGCAGGTACTAATATTGCAGTAACAGAAAACCAAGACAGTATTGAAATATCTGCGCCTAACACGCTTATAGCTACTCCTGTTATAACTGATTCAGGAAGCTTTACACTTACAGCAGGGTCAAGCTTACGTGTGTTTGGCGGCCTTGACGTGAACACTAGACTTGATGTACAAGACAACAGCATAGTAATTGAAAGCACAAAACTATCTAGACTATCAGAAGACCCAAGTCCTGTTTTATCAGGAAGTTTAGACGCTCAGTCTAACAATATCGTAAATGCCAATCAAGTCCGGGGCGAGCAGTTTATAGGCGGAAGTTTCTTTGGAACGCTGTTTGGTTCTATAGCAGGGGTTGATATAGACGAGATTGTTGCGTTCTTTAACAACTTAGATTTTGGAAGTATTGATTTCAATGTTTCTAGTTTCTACGACTTCTTAACTCTGCAAGTTGCTGTTGACTACGGGACAATAACGGCTCCAGCGCCATTTAATACTGATTTCGGTAGTCTTGTATAATACGATAAATAGCTGTATAAAGGACATTATATGGCAAATCTTTGGACTAAACCAAACAATTTTTTACTGAAAACTCTTATTGAACGAGTGTCACTAGCTGGCAGCGACCTTAGTCTCCCCCTGGAGACAACTCAAGGTGTTACTGTGACGTTAATTAGTGGGAAGTTGCCAGGCGGCCTACGATTACAAGGAACCGAGATAGTAGGCACGCCGTTAGAGGTATTACAAGAGACAGAATATACTTTTGTACTAAGGGCGTCTAACCAAGACGGCTTGCAAGATAGAACCTTTAGGTTAATTGTTGTAGGGGCAGATGCACCAAGGTGGCTTACTCAACCTGGACAGTTACCAATCGGACCCAACGGCGCGTTGTTTATTCTTGATAACGAGATTATTAATTTTAGCTTAACTGCTGTAGACCCTGACCTGCCTGCTGGAGATAATCTTCATTTTTACATTGCCGCAGGTGACGGCACACTTCCGCCTGGCATACAATTAACTCCTGATGGTAGGCTGCAGGGCGTTGTAGAACCGCTTCTTGCACTCGACAAGCAAGCCGGTAATGGAGGGTTCGACTCGACGGTGTACGATAACTATCCAATGGACTATTCGATACTAAGCGATAACGGCTTTGGAAGTTTCTTCTATGACACTGTTACTTACGACTTTAATTTTCCATCACGTACACCAAGAAAACTAAACAGATATTACGAGTTTGCAGTTAACGTTGCCGATGAAACTTCGGGACCAGTCCGTCGAAAGTTTAGGATATACGTAGTTGGCGACGACTTTGTTAAGGCTGATAACACTATTATGAAGGTGAGTAATGGTGTATTTACCGCTGATTCCACAAACATCCGAACGCCGAGATGGATAACTCCTTCTGACTTGGGGTTTGTTAGAGCGGACAACAATGTTACTCTTTACCTAGACACACTTGATACAGGAACGCTCGAAGGAGTTGTGGTTTATAACAAGGAAGAGTTAAACCCTGACGGTACACTAAGCATTCTGCCTCCTAGAACCAAACTAAACCCGCAAATAGGAGAGATTACAGGAAACATACCACGGCAACCTGCTGCTGTGAAAGAGTACACGTTTACTATTAACGCAACTAGGTACTCGTTTGACGTTAATATTGCTATAATTACACTTCAGCTCTTTGAAGACACGTTATCAGGTACAAAAAGTTTTAAAGTTTATAAGCTTCCGCTCGGAGTTGAAAACGACGGTATAGATGATATTAACGCTCTTAGGCAGAAAACTATTGTAATACGAGGAAGAAAGTATGTTGTTAATAGTGTCAACAACTCAAATCCTGACTACGACATAATTACTCTCAAAGACGTGTTAGTTGCAGATCTTCAATTCACTCTAGCTGAAGAAATCACGAGCCAGGTAAGCTCGTTTTTTATAGATCGGCTTGACTATGTTACATCGCAAAGGTGGACCGACAAAGACATTGTCTATAGTAATACTGAGAAATACACAGTAACGAAGATTACCCCGTATGTCGAATGGAGTATAGGAAGTCCATCTAGTAATATTACAATAAATTATGCAGCGGCCGAAGTAGATCCGCCTGAAGGTGGCAACGAAACTCTTGCTAGTGCAATTAATAGAATATCTTCTTCAGACGCTCGGCCAGTAACTATAATCAACGCAACAGAAGACAATGTTAGGTTTATTACAGCCGAAACTAGTAATGTGAGTTTAGCTCGATTAAAAGCTATCTTTGTTAGCGGCTCAGAAGTTAATGACTTATCATTTAGTAAAATAGACAGCTCAAGGAGTCTTGTTTTACTTGACAAACCGCTAGGACAGGGGCGGACATTTTCAAACGGTCAGATTATTGGCATCGGAGCGTTCGAAGACGATGTTATAACCAAAGAGCTAAACTCAGAAGCAAATCAAGACATTACTAACCCCAACAAGACAAGAACATTTACTGTTAAGGTTCTTGGTGATGTTGAAAGCGACATTACTTGGATCACGCCAAGCGATCTAGGAACTATAACAGCAAACTTTACTTCTACAGCAAAGGTTAAAGCCGAAACTTCGGGGCCGGACACCAGATTAGTTTACACGCTAGTTAGTGGTGAGCTGCCAGCAGGGCTAAGACTATCATACCGAGGTGAAATAATCGGGGAGCCAAGACAGTTTGCTAATGACGACCAACTAGGGTTAACAAGGCTCGATAATGGCGTTACTACATTCGATTCCGGAGACACGAGCTTCGACAGAGTATTTGAATTTACAGTAAGGGCAGCAGACCGGTTTCAGTTCAATGCTAAAACTCGTACATTCAGACTAACAGTCTCGGATCTGGATTCGACTCTTTATAGCAACTTGTATATGCAACCGTTTATGAAAGAACATTTGCGAGACGAGTTTAGTCGTTTCGTAAGCAATCCGAATATATTTCCACCTAATGACATATTCAGGCCAAACGACCCAAATTTTGGTATCAGAACTAGAGTAAGAATGCTAGCGTTTGCTGGCATAGAGAGCAAGACGCTAGATCATTTTGTTGCTGCTGCTGCAAAGAACCACAAAAGACGCAGGTATAAAACAGGAGCAGTAAAACGAGCGATTGCAAAAGACCCTGGGACAAATAATATAGTGTACGAAGTAGTGTACGTTGAAGTAATAGATCCAGCCGATTCAAAGAACGGCGACACTAATAAACAATTTATAATTGATACTAAACAGGCGATTACAGTTGATAGTAGCGCATACGATGACATGGATGCTGACGACACTGACGTGGACGCTACTAAAAAATTAAGGAATCACCCGTACCAAAACACTGTCAAGGCTGATAGTGACGGAGTGACTATAAACCAAGGCGGCGATACTTTGCGCTATTTGTCTAACACTAGTAACATGAGAGATAGAATCAGAGAACTAGGAAAAACTCAACGAGAATACTTACCACTTTGGATGCGTACTCCGCAAGCTAACTCTGTGCAAGAAATAGGGTACGTTACAGCTATACCACTCGCATACTGTAAACCAGGGAGAAGTGCCGACGTTCTACTTAATGTACAAAATGCACTAGCAAATGACGAATTTGACTTCAAGATGATTGATCTAGACATTGATAGGTATATCGTAGATAGTGCCCTAGGTGTTGACGAAGAAAGATATATAATATTCGCAAATTATCGATTTAACGAATAGTCACGATAAATAATTAAACTTACAAGGAATAACAATGGCTAGTAATATAGAATTCGAAACAATCGACCCAGGATTTCCAAAAGCTGGTGTCGATAACAACACACAAGGTTTTAGAGACAATTTCAACATAATAAAAACCAGTCTTGGTGACGCAAGATCTGAGATTACTAATTTGCAGGATAACTCGGCCCGCAAGGACGAGGATAATGATTTTGCTAATAATAGTCTTGTCAGAGTTAACCTCGACACCATGACGTTAACGTATATTGATGGAGGCACTGTACTAGGAGCTACCGAAGTTAATATAAGTAACGGCCATTATCACTTATACGAAGTTGACAGTAGCATGACTTTTACGTTAGCAGGGTGGCCGAATCAAAATGTAGCATCGGTAGTTGTAGAACTTATCGGTGCTAACTCTGGGCCTTATACAGTGTCATTTATAGGGGAGGGCAGCGCAACATTCATGTCGCCTGGTTCGGGATTCAATAAAACAGGCAACTCACCGTCTGACAGTGGGCCTGGTAAACTTAATATTGAACTCTCGTCAGATACTAATTCAAAAATAATAGAGTTCTGGTCTTACGACAATGGCACAACAGTCTACGCTAAGTATCTTGGCAGGTACAACGATAACGTGTCGGCTACTAATGACATTACAGGCAACACAACAATAGAAGGCGACCTTGAAGTCACTGGTAACATTACAGTTTCTAGTTTAGCCGTAGCAGATGTTGACGATATCAGTAACGTAAACTCCGCTAATCCCAATGACCGCGATCTCTTAATATTTGACTCGAATAGCTCAACTTGGGAAGCAGCACAGCTTGACACACTTACAGCTACGTTAACTGGAGATGTAAAGGCAAGCGATGGTGCTGTACTAATTGATCACATTAACAAAACACTTACAGGCGACGTAACTGGCGACGTAACTGGCAGCTTAACTGGCGAAGTGGTTGGTGAAGTCACTGGGGATTTGACAGGCAACGTAATTGGTGACGTAACTGGAAGTGTTACTGGCAATGTTACCGGCAATGTTATCGGTGACCTCACTGGCAACGTAATTGCAGACGACGCAACTGTACTAGTTGATAACACCTCAAAGGTAATCGACGGAATATTTATCGGTACTGTACAAAGTAACGTTACTGGTAACATAACAGGTAACGTTATTGCAACCGACTCGACTGTGCTAGTTAATGCGAATACAAAAGAGTTATCGGGTGTATTTGTTGGGACAGTATTAGCAGATGTTACCGGCGATTTGACCGGGAATGTCACAGGTGACCTAACTGGTGACGTATTTGCAGTTGACAACTCTGTACTTGTAAACTATACAACTAAAGAAATCGACGGTACATTTGTTGGTGAAGTGACAGGAGATGTAACGGGTGATGTCAATGGCAATGTAGTAGCAAACGACTCAACTGTACTTGTAAATGCCACAACGAAAGAAATTAATGGAACGTTTGTTGGGGAAATATCGGGCTCGACAGGCGATATATCAGGCGATGTACTTGCAGGAGACGGCACAGTCTTAGTAAACGCTGCTACAAAAGAGATTGACGGTACGTTTATTGGGACAATCTCTGGTGGTGGTAGTACAGACATTGTTACTCCGTCTGACACACTAGCGTTCCCGAGTTATACAACAGCAGGTCGAGATTCCAAGTACGGAGTAAGTGCCGCAGCCGGCACTGTTATATTTAATACAAGCAATTTCGAATTCCAAGGATGGGACGGAGCAGCCTGGGTCGTACTGGGTACGTAAGCAAACTAAAACCGGAGTAATTTATGTTCAATCCATTAGTTGACAACTTTAGTATATTAACAGACCAAGAAGTAGACAAAAAAGTCGTGGAATTGGGGCGAAAATACTGGCAGACGTCTAACGTGAATGTAAGACAGCAAATTCTTACAATACTTGATATGTATAGGACAGAGTCGGCGTCTCGTAGAATGCGAGCATATCAAAAACAGGCAGAAGATAACAATAATGATCTTGACGGATTAATAAATATCAATTAAACTATATAAATGAAAATAGATTCATTAGGCGTTCCTAGGTTTACTGAAAAAGACCTCACAGATATGATCTATGCCGGCCACGTTGACAAGTGTACGCAAGTACTTTGTGACTCGCCGGCAGCAGTCGAAGAATTCAATTCGGCTACTAAAAGATTCGGGTTGGCAAAACTAACGGAGTATAAATCATTAAACACTGAAGTTAACGAGTTCGATACTGCGTTACAAGCTATTTGGCTCATGCCTAGTGAATATCAAAACATAAACCTCATAGATTATCTAACCCCAATGTGTAACACACAGGCCGAAACTAGTCGACTTAAATCCGAACTCGAAGAGTACTCCAGCCGCAACTTGCTAAATATTTTACGTTACATGATATACCTAGTAGACTTCATGAGGCAAAATAAAATTCTGTGGGGAGTAGGCCGAGGAAGTAGTGTGGCTAGTTTTGTTTTATATTTAATCGGTATTCATAGAATACATTCAATCAAATATGACCTAGACTTCCATGAGTTTATGCGGTAAGTAATAACATAATGTTAGGAGGAAAAATAACATGGCAATGAGAAAAACAGGGCAACACACTTATAAAACAATGCGTGGCCGTGAAATTGATATGGATGTGCTGCGCAAGAAAAACGAACTAGTAGCAGCAGTTGGCAACGCCAGAGTAAACGCCAGGGGCGATGAACTTGGGGCTGGCGGGAAGATTGTTCGTAAAAGAGAAGACATTGTAAATGACTACTACAAAAGCACACAAGGTGTTCCGAACGAGCCTGCGGCTTCTGAAGAATCTGTAGAAGTAGAAAATACCGACACTGTTGTAGATACTGAATCAAAACAACAACCTAAGGCTGAATCAAAACAACAACCTAAGGTTGAATCAAAAAGCACTCGTAAAAAGGTCGAAAAACCAGCGGTCGAAGAGGAGCAAAAACCAACTGCTAGCGAAGAAGCTGAATGGGAAGAGAACGAAGAAGGCGATTTTGTTAAAAAAGGTGAATAATGGCTATAAACATTAATACTATAAAAGGTAAGCCAGCTGCTATTGGTAATCGAGTTATCGTTACTGATATGCACTTTGGTGAACAGAAAACAAAGTCAGGTATTGTGCTAACAGATGACGACGGCCAAACGCGAGGTATCTATCCTCGCTGGGCCAAAGTTTACAGTATCGGACCTGACAATAAAGATCCGTATTCCGTCGGAGAATGGATTCTAATAGAACATGGTAGATGGACCCGGGCATTTAGTCTAGATGACGGAACTGGTGAAAAAGACTATCGCATGGTCGAAACAGAAAGCATTCTTGCGTACTCAGAAGAAAGACCCAGCGACATATCAATGGGGTCAGAATATGCAGACGGCGAACACGCAACTATCGACCCGTCAGCATTCGTAAATCCACAATACTAAAAGAGGTGTAACTTGGAAGAACTAGTAAAGAAGATTGCCCAATGGCATTATGATCGGAACCTTATTGCAGGTTCAGACGACAAATCACAGTTTTGTAAACTAGCTGAAGAAATGGGAGAGCTTTCGTCAAATATCTGCAAAGGCAAAGACGTTAAAGACGACATCGGTGATATGATCGTCGTGCTTATAAACATCGCCGAGCGTAACAACGTAACACTAACAGAATGTCTACAAGTAGCATACGACGACATCAAAGACCGCAAAGGCAAAATGATAGAGGGAGTTTTTGTAAAGGAGGCTGACCTCTAAATGAAAGTACTAGTACCAAAGATGCTATCCAGCAGTCTTGTAAGTGTACAGCCTATGACCGAGCCCAGCAGGCGAAGTTTTCAAACACAAAAACCTAAATAAATCGTTGACACATAACAAGTTCTGCGCTACACTGTTATTTACAGTATAGGAGTAGAACTTGAAACTACCACAGCAGAATCAAAAAAGCCTTAGCACAGCAGGTCTAACAGGTATTACCTTAATGACATTACATGCTACTGGCTTCATCACCGGGTGGGCTTGGCCCAGCCTCTACGTAATTTTAATTTTATCCGGTATCGGACAAGAGAACAGGAGACCAGAATGGCTGCAGGAATGATCGACTTAGAGACACTTGACACAACACCAAGTGCAACAGTACTCAGCTTAGGTGCAATTAAGTTTGATCCTTATTCAGATGCTGAACCACACTCAGAGCTTTACTTCAAGATTGATATCGATGAACAGGATCAGCTGGGACGCTCAACATCAGACAGCACTATTGCATGGTGGGGCAAGCAGGATCCAGCAGTTATGGAAGAAGCATTTGACCCAGCGGGCAGGCTGAGTGTAGAAGAAGCACTAAAACAGCTAACCAAGTGGTGTGTGGGCGTTGATACTATCTGGGGACAAGGCTATGGCTTTGACACAACAATCCTTGAAGATATGTATCGCAACATAGGCAAACCTATTCCTTGGAACTTCTGGCAACAGCGGGACAGTCGTACACTGTTTAGTCTATGCAAGAAAGACCCGCGTAAGATCTTTGGGCAAGAAAACTTGCACAACGCTCTTGCTGACGCATACTTCCAAGCAAAAGGCGTACAATACGCATTTAACGAGCTAGGTCAAAAGCGATGACAGAAGCAACTAAAACGCGCGAAGAAATGGTTCAAGCAGTAATGAGATGGTTCGAAGCCGCGCCTCAAGAAGGACAAGAAGAATTCTTATCAACGCCGTTTGAAGAACTAACGATATATCATTCAACCTTAGGCAGACAAATTCGCAACGAGTTTAATCTCTGGGGGATTGAATGGCAGCCGATCATAGACGAACGCGGTGTTGACATCTCTCCGGCACATCCAGATTCTAGGTCAATGTTTATAATCAAAGACTTATGGCAGAGGTTGCATGAAGATAGAAAGCTATATATATATATTAGTGATTTTTTAATCGGGAACACTGTTTATGAAATCAAATCTGCATGGACTTGGAATAAACACGGCAAAGATAAGATACTAGAAAGTAAGAACAAAGCAAAACTAAACCAATGCCTTTTAGAAGGCTATGATGTTAAATTAATTTTAGATGGAGTAGAAAAAGAATGGCAAAATCTCTCTGGGTAGAGAAGTATAGACCGAAGTCGGTAGAAGGCTACGTGTTCCGAGACGGTGCACAGCGCAAGCAAGTTGAGCAGTGGATTAAAGACAAAACAATTCCGCATCTTATCTTTTCTGGTAACGCAGGTATTGGTAAGACCACACTAGCAAAACTGCTATTTAATGAACTTGACCTTAATCCATTAGACATTCTTGAAATTAACGCAAGTCGCACAAACTCAGTTGACGACGTTCGCGACAAGATTGTTAACTTTGTACAGATGATTCCGTTTGGTGACTTCAAGGCCGTTTTACTAGACGAGTGTTTAGATGAAGAAACGCTTGTTGTTGTTCTACAAAATAACGAAGAACAGTTAGTTAAAATAAAAAATCTCAATGACGATCATGATTTAGTTAAATCATACAATGTCGAGACAGACAGAATTGAATGGAAGCCATTTACTTTATTTGGCAAAGGAGTCCAGGAAACGTTGGAAATTGAATTCGACAACGGTGAAGTAGTTATTTGTACACCTGATCACAAATGGTACGTAGATAATAATGGTGTAACAGAAGTTGTTAAAGCATCTGAACTCCACAACTATGATCATATTTTAACAACTTAAAACAAGTATTTCGCAACCAATTTATAAGGATTAAAACATGGGAGGTAATACCTACTTTCGACGAAAATATTATACTAACGACGAATTAAAGTTGTTAGTCGACTGTGTAGATGGTTATACTTCTTTATTTAAAAAAGACGTTGTTTATGACACTAAAAGACGCTGGCAAGAAAATATTTCTCGGCATTTAGATCAAGGTAGTTGTAATAGGTTTCATTTTATGTTAGAAGAAACCCATTATTGTAAGTATTGTGAATGCATTTTAGGTATAGAATCATACTTTTACGCGGGGTGGCAACAAGGATTTTTTAAATATTGTCCTGAATGTACAAGAAATAAAGCATGGAATAAGTGTTTGTCCTCTGAACACCTAGAAGAACGAGGAAAGAAAATTTCAGAATCTAAATTAAAATTTTATCGTACAGAAAAAGGAATAGAAGTAGCTAAAAACAATAGTCAAAAAATTTCTAGAGCCCTTAAAGAATTTCATAAAACAAGTGCAGGTGAAAAAGCAAGAGCACATTCTTCTGTTGTAAATTCAGAAATAATGCGAAATCGAATTTTAAATAATGAATTTACTCCTAATTCTAATAATAGGAATACTCATTGGGATTCGTACTACAATAATAGAAAATACCGCAGTTCATGGGAAGCTCTTTATCATTATCACGACCCAGATGCTAATTATGAATCATTAAGGGTTCCTTATACATTTAACAATAAAAGGCATATCTACATAGTAGACTTTGTTAATCATAAATCGAAAAAAGCAATAGAAGTTAAACCTAAAGAATTAACAAACGACGAAAGAACCCAGTGTAAAATAAAAGCATTAAAAGAATGGTGTGATAACAACGGTTATACATTTATTTTAGTAGATAAAGAGTATCTATTAAGAAATCCAGAGCCAAACGATTATTCATTATTCGATGAAAAAACTTCAAATAAAATAAGGAAATTCTATGAACAAACTAAAAATTAAATCTATCAAAAAATCAAGTTCTCGTCAAGTATATGATTTAACTGTTGAAGATAATCACAATTTCTTCATTACAGATAAAAAAATATTAACTCACAATTGTGACTATTTGTCCCCAAACGCTCAGGCAGCACTGCGTGGCGTAATGGAAGAGCATCACGAAACAGCAAGGTTTATACTGACCTGTGTTACTGGAGACACAAAGGTAACAACACCAGAAGGCATGAGAAGAATCGACAGCTTACTAGACAACACTAACGTAGCGTCGTTTGATAATTTCTTAGAATCTAAAACTATTAAAAAATCAATATCAAACACTACTCGCCTGATAAAAACAGCGCACGGTTTTGAAATAAACGCCACTCCCGACCATAAATTCTTTACGTTGTCGGGAGAAAAAATTGCTAAGAGTTTGCACGTAGGCGACAGTATTCCAGTTTACGCCGGGCAGTTGTACGGCAATTCGTTTAATGCCGAGGACGTAGACTACAATAACTGTTTTAGTAAAACAGATTTTTACTTGTGGCTAACGAACAAAGGAGTTATAACCGAACAACAAAAGCAATATCTAATAGATAACAAGTGCTTTGTGTTTGATAAAAGTCACTTCGAAATATTTAATTATATTGTTGACAACAACCTAACTGAGTTGACTCTTGTTGATTTAGCAAATTCACTAGGCAAATCCAAAGCAACTGTAAGAAACCTGTTTTGTAAATTAGAAAAATATATTACTAATAAGCAGTATGTTTCTGCTTCAAGGTTTGTATACTCTTTTGACACAAACGCCCTCAAAAAAGACTATGCAGAGTTTGATAACTTTGTTACTGTAAATGCAGTAGACGTAAGACACATTAACAAGTTTATTAATACTGTGTACACTGTAGAGAACATTATTGAGCAGCTAAATTTCGATCAGTTTAATGCCGACTTGTTACTTTCGTTAGGACGGATCGCCGGATTTATGGAGGGTGACGGTCATCTGTCAACTACGTTACACTTAGCAGCAAACAACCGAGGTACTCTAGAGAAGGTGCATCGAGATCTTCTAAAGTTTGTAGATGTGACGTATAATTGTAGTAGAAACGGCGTAGACTCAAAAGGGTTGTGTAGTTACTACAACAATAGACCGCTGAAGTTACTATTAGAATACATCGGCGTAACTGTAGGGAATAAGACAACGACTTATAGAAAAGTTCCTGCTCTTGCACAATATAAGCTGTTTTTTAAAGGATTCTTGCAAGGGCTGTACGACGCTGACGGCAAAAGTATAAAGGTTTTGGCCGACAATATATCAGTAAGTCCGGTACTTTTGACTCAATCGATAGTAAATGACGACCAAGTATCGTTTTTAGAAGAGATTGCACTATATGCAGCTAAACATTTTGACTTAGAAATGCAAACTAGTACGCGAGACTCTTACACATCGACATTCGGCAGCACCGGAAGAGAGATGCATCTTTACTGCGGTAAGACTTCTCAAGTTAAACGTTTCTTAGAAACAATTGGGAACTACTATGACAAGCAAGAGACTGTAGACGTAATGGGATATTTACAGTACAAGATGCAGCAATCAGCTTACGGATTCTTGACATTTGCTGAATGGAGGGACAAATATTACGGCCATGGCATTATAAACGATAGTATAGTAAGCATAGAAGACACTCACAACAAAACAGAAGTTTACGACTGTTGTCTTGAAGATGTACACTGGTACGTCACGAACGGGTTTATGAGTCATAATTGTAATTACCCCAACAGGGTAATTCCAGCATTGCACTCACGTTGTCAAGGCTTTCACATTGCTAAGATTGATCAGACTGAGTTTACTGCTCGAGTAGCACAGATCCTAATCGACGAAAAGGTTGAATTTGATTTGGATACACTGGACACCTATGTCAAAGCAACCTATCCGGATCTGCGTAAATGTATCAACATGGTGCAGATGAACTCGCAAGACAGTAAGCTAATTTCTCCTAACGAAGCCGACAAAGGTGAGCAAGACTGGAAGGTTGAAATGGTCGACTTGTTTAAAGCAGGTAAGATCCAAGCAGCAAGACAATTGTTGTGCGGTGCGGTCCGCCCAGAAGAGATGGAGGAGATTTACACTTGGTTGTACGCTAACGTAGAGCTATTAGGCAAAGGTAATGCCCAACAAGACCAAGCAGTTCTGATTATCAAGCAAGGACTAGTAGACCATGCACTTGTAGCAGATCCAGAAATCAACCTAGCAGCAGTTCTAATCAAGCTAGCTCGCAACTTGGAGAAATAATTTATGAAAGAGTTTACTATACACCTCTGCAACGCAGAAACTAGTACAAAAGAAATGTATGAGACTATCTTATTAAGAGGTTTGGGCTCGAGCGTGACTCAGAAAATAACAAGGTCTGGCGCCTGGTCACAGATTATAGCGCAACTTTTAGCACTTCGTACTTAACAGTTACGTTTCAAGGAAGTCCAACTGCGAAGAATACATGGATGATGTTTGAACATCATCCATGTTGTGATAAAAGAAGTATCAAACAGCGATGCAACTAGCAACTGATAATACCTTCAACGATTTCTTTGCCTAAGATCTAGAAAATGACTTGACGCAACTGCCCTCTGAGTGTATACTGTATAAACACTAACAGTACAGAGAAGGGATAGCAATGCGGCTTCTAAAACAATTTAGAAAAGAACTTTGGTCAGACGTTACTAGCTGCTTCGAAAGTTACACTTGTCCTATGACCAAAGTGGTTATTGCAGCCACTACGATAAGCACAATCGGAGTGCTTTTCTTGGTGCTCGCCAGCGTGTTAATCGAGACGTTTACTGCGTTAGAAGCTGACGTAGTGGGGATGGTTATTCTTGCAGCAATGTTTATATACTGCGCGTCAGTAGTGTGGCTAATAAACAGGCTTCCAGGGCGCTAAATCTGCAATACGGTCTGAAAACAAAGAAACATTAGAAACACTCCAAAGGAAAACATAAGATGCGAAAACTTAAGACTTTACTTAAAATCATTAAGAGTGACACAAAAGCTGTCTTTGGTTTTATGCTTTCAAAAGAGGGCTGTATTGTACTAGGAATAGTTGCCTGGGTAGCAGGGTCTTTGTTAGGTGGAACTTATATAGAATTCTTGTACCCAGACAACAAATCACTGGCGATATATTTTATTATAGCATACACTGTGTTTAGCTGTTTTGTTGTGTATTGCATTTCTATTATAAAACGTATTAACAAGAAAATTGACTACGAGAATAAAAAAATAATAAATACCTTAAAAGGAAGGTAAGATGTTATACACAGGCAGCAAAATAAAAGCAATCTTAGCATGCGACGAAAAAGGCGGCATCGGCAAGGACGGCGCTCTTCCGTGGCCACATAACGCTGCTGATATGAGATGGTTTAGAAACAACACTGGCGGACACGTAGTTGTAATGGGGTCAAAAACATGGAGCGACGATTTCATGCCGTGCCCTATGCCCAAACGAGTAAATGTTCTTGCAACTAGTGCTCCTGACAAGTACCCGGGAGCACATAGATATATCTGCGGAGACTTAGCACACCAACTATGCCTTGTGGCAGACGACTACCCGGGCCTAATTACTTGGGTCATTGGCGGCTCTGATATTATTAGCCAAACAATTGACGTAATAGACGAGTTTTATATTAGTAGAATCACAGGCGATTACAATTGTGATACGTTTCTACCTATCGACGATATTGAACACAACTTTACCTGTATGTACGCCGATGGCGTGTCTAACGTGACGTTTGAAATATGGAAGAAAAAACTATAACCAGCGCAGAAGAAACTTTTCTAGTGTTAAAGTACGGCGAGGATTACGAAAATCGTATAGTCCAAGGATACTTTAAAGAAAATAAACAAGAGTGTCCCCAGTTTAAGTTCAAAGACTTAGAACGCAGAGTCATGAATCGATTTGTATTTAACGTGCTTGGAGAGAAGTAAATGCAGACATTAACAGCTCAACAAGAAACACTCTTGACAATAAAATGGGGCGGAGACTTTCATCACGAACTTATTAAGGCTTGGTTCGTGAACAATGACGCAGGGTTTACAGAGCTGGAACGAAATATAGTATTTGATTGGGTGCGCAAAAGCGCAGGAGAATAATGAGTACCAAAGACAGCAAAGAAAAACAAGAAACGATTCAATTGTTAAAAGATACTAAGAAATACCACAAGGAGACCGAAGCTGCAATCGGTTCTGTCGACGAAGCAGAGTTTACAGATTATCAGCACGAAGTGGCCCTTGATTGGATGAGAAGACAGGCAGGAATTAAAAAATGAAAGAATATTTAAAAGCATTAGAGTACATCTTAGAACACGGCAAAGACAAAGGAGATCGCACAGGCACAGGCACCAGAAGCGTATTTGGATATCAGATGCGATTTGACCTACGCAAAGAATTCCCTGCGGTTACAACTAAGAAATTAGCATTTCGGTCAGTAGTCAGTGAGTTGTTATGGATGCTAGAAGGAAGCAGTGACGAGCGCAGACTAGCAGAAATCCGTTACGAAGACGACCGTGAGAATCTCAAAGACAAAAAGACTATCTGGACTGCAAACGCAAACAGGCAAGCTGCTGACCTAGGGTACACTAACACTGATGTTATAAAAGATCTAGGGCCTGTGTACGGACATCAATGGCGTACATGGGACTGCGAATTTGGCTCAGTTGACCAGATCAAAGAATCACTTGAGCGGTTAAAGAACGATCCAAACAGTCGCAGGCACATTGTAAGTGCGTGGAATGCTGACAGAGTCGATGTCATGGCACTGCCGCCTTGTCATACACTGTTTCAGTTCTACGTGTGCGACGGTGAATTAAGCTGTCAGCTATACCAAAGGAGTGTCGACGCACCGCTCGGGTTGCCGTTTAATATCGCCAGCTACAGCTTGTTAGTTCATATGTTTGCGCAAATACTCGGCCTCAAGCCCGGCGAGTTTGTACACACCTCGGGCGACATACACATATACCAAAATCAAATAAAGGGAATCAAGGAGCAACTTAAAAGAGATCCGTTACCAGGTCCTGCTTTAGAAATGCCCGAGTTCACTACGTTAGACGAGTTATTAGATACTAAGGCGTCTGAATATAGGTTAATAAATTACAACCATCACCCGGCGATAGAGATGCCGTTTGCCACTTAACACTAAGACGCTACGAAGATATTACGGAAGCTCTTCTAATGTCGAGAAAAGACTGTTACAGTTTTACGAAATTACGTATCCTTCAGGAGATAAAAAAGTGATGGCTGGATTAAGAGCAATAGCAGAAGAAGTTGCCGTGTCTGTTCCTAACGGATACGGAGTAATAAAAAGGTGTGCAGCAGGATCTTTTCCTAAGAGAGGAATGTCTTCAGGGCACAAGATTGTAGTAATTCCAGCACCAATGGCAGAATAATGGACTTTGTATTTGTTCAAGATTTCAAAGGCAACGTAGAGAATCTTAAGTGGGAGGTGCGGCACTTTAAAGACTTTAAGGCGTCACTTAGGTACTTAATACAATGCGAGAAATGGATTAGCGAATACCACTTAGTGGACCATTTTGTTATATGGGACGTCGACAACGAACACAAGAATGTTGTTAGTTTGTCATTTAGCGAACCGAAGATCGGAACGTTATTTAACCTGTTGTACACAGAAGAGAAAAAGGAGACAGAATGAAGTTAGTCCACCGATCAGAGACTTCTGCATATAAAGTAGCAGTGTCTCGTGTGCCGTTGCACGTTAGAACAGACTCTGGATGGAAGATGCAGAGCATCTTCCTGAAGGCAATGAAAATATGCAACAACAGCAAGAGTGACTCTATTGTAGTTTGGGACTCGGCTCACCACGAAGTAACATTGTGGTTTGAGGACGAGAAATGGGTGACTTATTTTCAACTAAAAGGTGTGACCGGGTTTGCATCAGTTAAACAGGAGCACTAAGCTCCTGTTTATACTTGCTTAATTAGTCCCCGTATATTTCAAGAACTTCTTTTACTGCTTCGTGTCTCTCAACATCTCCTTGTGCAAAACGGACTATGTCCAACCGTGCTGGTTTTTTCTTCTCTAGATGATTTAGGAAGTCAATTAGACCGTTGTCTTTACTTCGGTCAGCCTGATCTAGATCCCCGGTAACTGCCATATACGACCCTTCGCCCAGACGTGTAAGTAACATCTTCATCTGATTTGGCGTAGTATTCTGCATTTCGTCTGCGAGAATATAAGATTTCTTAAAGGTTCTGCCTCTCATATATCCAAGCGGCGCGATCTCAATGATCTCTTCTTCTATCATACCTTGAATCTCTCTTGCGCTAAAATATTCACGCAACACATCGAATATAGGTCTTGTCCATGGCGCCATCTTTTCCTCGAGCGTACCTGGAAGAGCTCCTAACTTTTCATCGGCATCCACCGCTGGTCTCGTAACCACAATCCTATCGACGTCGCCTTCTTTAAACATTTTCACTGCCGCTTGTACGGCCAGCATTGTTTTGCCTGTGCCCGCTGGACCAACGCCAAAAACAATGTTTTTATCTTGACTGAGCAGCTTTAGTGTGTATGATTCCTGTGCTAAGTTCCTAGGAACTATGTGGACTTGCTGCTGTTTCTTTTGTTGGTTGAGATCAACAACGTTGTTGAAGTTTCGGTTGGACTGCTTCTTCGAAGCATTTCGTTTTGCACCCATTAAGTATCCTCCTTTGGGTAAAGAGCAGGGCTGTGCTTGGAACGCACAACTGTTCCTACTAAATTTATTTAGCTACTTTATCCAGCACGTTAAATGTACTGATAACATCTAGCATACGATAAATAAGTATACAATCGACTACGGAATTTTACAGATGCAAGACGTACTAGACATTATTAATAACGTACAATCAATATACAACTCTAATACCTCTTTTCAAGTGCTCAAAGACTTTGAAAGAGTACTCGACGAGCTAGACATTTATGTCTACGCAAATTGGCAGGAGGGTGAGCTAGCATTCGGTCCAAAGATTTCACGACACTGGGTAGAGTGTATGTTTATCTGGGATATCGATATGATGCCAGACCCTATGGGCGGCAAACGCCTAGTTGATTACGACTGTAAAGTTAAGTACAAAAAAGATTTTATGGTGGTTCCTAGAAAAATCGAAGAGCCGGGCGACATGCGACCAGGAACGAAAAAAGGAAAACTTGACAAGAAAGCAATCTGGGTTGTTTCGATACAAATGCCAAAGAGCTTAATTGCTGACATATTCGGTGGTTATCAAAATCAAGAAATGGACCACCTAAGTCTAGATCAACAGGAACAAGAACAAGGGTCGCCGCCGCAGTCTGAAGACGACGTTAGCAATGCAGAAGACGGAGCAGGTACCGAGGAGCCGATTTTATAATGGGACTTAGACCAGATGACCTTAAAGATCTAGTATACAATATATTTGAAATTGATAACTTCAAATCGAAGATGGGTGACGACAAGGATATCATTACACTTAGTTTTAGTGTGAAAGAAAAAGAACCTGCTAACGACTTAATGAACTTCTTAGAAAAGGGCTACGGCTTTGTTTTAGATGCTGACCTAACCCCTGGAGAACAGACAGACGGGACTTATAAGGTTTTTGTTGAATTAGAAAGAACAACTGGAGCTCCGGAACAGATTACTGAGTTAGTAGACGGAGTAAAGAAATTAACAGGGTTGTCCGAAATTAAATTTAGGTACCACAAAAGCTTTAAGTCAATGCCCGTATCCGAAGACCTATTGAAAGAAACAGTTCCATTAAACGCAGACGACTACAACGCAAAGATTACAAATCGTGACATAGACAGTTTTTTGGAATTTTTCAATCACAGCTTTGTTGACAACATAAGTATGTTAGGTGAAACACTTACTATTAAGAAAAAATGGGCAGACCCGTTGCATTTTAACTTTGTCGACTTTGGTCCTGTAGAAGAAACAATTAACGGCATTACTGAAAGTTTTAACGCACACGGGTTCGCAGAAATAATGTTTCTCACTAAGTACATAGGTGATTATAACATTACTAAGTACGGTAACAAACTAACTTTTGAGAGTGGCGGAAATGCATTGGTTTTGGAAAGAATTGTTCTCTGATAAAAAGAAAACTATGAGCAACACATTTAACAAGTTTGAGTTTACTTTTACTGCAAAGATGGTAAGAGAACTACTAGCAGGTAACGCAGACACCCAAGACTGGTACGAACTAATGTGTGAAATTTTACCAAAATACAATATAACCTCTATTGAACGAGTAGCAGGGTTTATTGCACAATGCGGTCACGAGAGTAGGGACTTTAATGTACTTACAGAGAATCTAAACTACTCAGCAAGCGCCCTCAACAAAATCTTTCCGCAGTACTTCGAACGTGCTGGCAATAATGCTAGTGATTATCACAGGCAACCAGAAAGAATTGCTAACGTAATCTATGCGAATCGCATGGGCAACGCTGGTCCCGGCAGTGGTGACGGCTGGCGCTACAGAGGCGGCGGCATATTGCAACTTACTGGTTTTAACAATTACAAAGCATTTGCAGCAACAATAGGAATGACGCCAAGGAGTGCAACCGACTACGCGAGGACCCGTAAAGGCGCCTTAGAAAGCGCATGCTGGTTCTGGAAGGAGAATGACTTAAACAGCTATTGTGATAAACAAGACATAATCGGATTGAGTAAGCGCATTAACGGTGGGGTCCACGGACTAGACGACCGGAAGGCACGTTATCTACACGCTATAGATGTACTTGGTGGAGACTCAGAACCAGCTAAAGTAAGCTTAGACATAACGCTAAAGCAAGGCAGCAGAAACCCGACCGTATCTCTAATTCAAGAAGAACTAGGCATTACTAGTGACGGCATTTACGGACCGGGTACAGTAAATGCCGTCAAGAAATGGCAGAAGAAAAACGGGCTTGCTCCTGACGGTATTGTCGGACCATTGACCCTTAAAAAAATGCTGGAGGAATAACATGGGTTTAGGTTTAGGATTAAAAATTTCAGCAGTCTTAGTCGTGTTAATGTTAGCAATGGGCGGTGCTGGATATTGGTACTATAGTGATACTCAGGCAAGACTGGCTATATTACAAGAGAATAATGCTATTCTGCAAACCTCTCTAGAACAAACAACAGCCGCAAAGAAGAAGTTAGAAAAAGATATTAAGTTAGCTAATACCCAAGTTGCACAAGTTAATTCAGAGTTTGCTATAATAAGATCTCAAAACAACGAATTAGCAAAAAAGCTAGAAAAACATAATCTCGGAGTCCTAGCAGAACGAAAACCTGGACTAGTTGAACGGGTTATAAACAAAGCAACCGATGACGCAAGTAGGTGTTTTGAATTAATTAGTGGTGCAAAACTAACAGAGGAAGAAAAGAATGCAACATCTGGCAAAGAATTTAACGATCAGTGCCCTTGGCTTTTTAATAATACTAAGTCTTAGTGGATGTTCGTGGTTAACTAAGAACGTCAAAGCATCGTACTCGCCAGTTCCAAAACCTGCACTAGTGCTGCCGGAAGCCGACGAACTTCGTATGCGCAACATAGACTGGCACATAATAACTGCTAAGAACTACAAAGAGGTTTTTGCTAAACTGCAAGAAAGCAATCAGGCTGTGGTACTGATAGGATTAACTAGCACAGGATACGAACACATTAGTATGAACTTGAGTGATGTAAGAGCGTTCTTACAACAACAACAGTCGATTATCAAAGCGTACCAACAGTATTACTCCGAGGCCGAAGCAGCTCTAGAAGAAGCTAACAAAGAAATCAAAAAAGCAAACAGAGATAAAGACTAAAAGATAAGTATTTAAAAGAACATAGCCTAGGACCGTTATAGTTACAGCCGGGCATGTCGGTTGCTCACTACCGTTGAAACAAGATTCGCTACCTTTCGTTTTAAAAAGTGTGAGTTTATTTTTGTAAAGCTCCTTATAAATATTGTATAAGGAGCAACAGCATGAAGGATCATATGGCTAAATTCGACGAAAACAAAGACGGCGTTTTAACAGAGAAAGAGTTTGAGTTATATCAACAGAACGAAAAGTTAAAGGCAACGCTGTCAAAACAAGACTCGCAACAAAAAATGGCATGGACTGCTGTTGTTGTAATCATCGTAGTTACAAGTGTGCTGTTCCTTCCTGGTATCCCCGACAAGCGCATCGAAACAATTATTCCTATGCTCGACTGGTTTTACATTGCTATGGCCAGCATTCCTGGTGCCTTTATGGGCATGACAGCATGGATGAGCAAGAAGTAACTTCAAGATGGCCACTGTCTAGCCAAGCTATAGATAAGTAATAGCATGGACTACTACTCAACTTTAGGCGTGCCTAAAAACGCAACCCAAGAAGAAATTAAGAAAGCATACCGAAAACTGGCTATGAAGCACCATCCAGACCGGCAAGGCGGATCGTCTGAAGTGCTGAGCCAAATTAATAATGCATACGAGGTACTCGGAGATCCGTCTAAGCGATCCGAGTACGATAACCCGCAACCGAGATATACATCTAACAATTTCGAAGACATATTTAAGCAAGGTTTTTACCGGCAGCGAGTAGTACCAAACTCGAACATTGCACTACAAGCAGAAATTGATTTAGCAGATGTTATTACGGGCAAACAACTATTCGTAAATTATAAGTTACATTCAGGACAAGAAGCAATGGTAGAAGTAACCATTCCGGTGGGAGTTCCGGATGGCACTGTCTTGCAGTTTAATGGCCTAGGAGATAATAGCCGCAGCGGTCCTCGGGGCAAGTTGCTAATTAAGATACGCATAAAACAAATTAAAAATTGGGGTAGACACGGCAACAATTTAGTGTTATTATATGAAGTAGATGCATTAGACATGATACTAGGTACTACTATTAATGTACGAACGCTTGACAAAAAGAACATAGATGTTCGTATTCCGCAAGGTACGGCAACTGACACTAAATTTAATGTGAAGGGATTTGGGATTCCTGATCAGCGTACCGGCGTGCGAGGAAATCTTTACATACATGTTATACCCGAAATTCCAAACATTAAAGACGAAAAGCTATTGCAACAATTAAGGGACATAAAAAATGAAATTAGTTAAGGCGCCAGACCAGTGGCTGCAGAAGCAAGTAAAACCGTTTAACTTCGACGAGCACAATGCTGTTGATATCGAAGCAGCTATGATTGAAATAATGGACACAGAAGGCGGAATGGGACTTAGCGCAAACCAAGTTGCACTAGATGCTCAGATATTTGTTATGAAGCCGTACTTGCTCACGAACAAGAAGCCATTTGCAATTATTAACCCTACAATTGAAAAGGTTAGCGTCAACACTACTGACGAAGTTGAAGGCTGCCTTAGCTTTCCTGAACTTATTATAAAAGTCAAAAGACCGAAAGGAATTGTTGCAAGTTATCTTGACACAGCCGGAAAAGAGTGTATAATAGAATTATACGATATAGATGCACGATGTTTTTTACACGAGTACGATCATTTGCACGGAATCGAATTTACCGACAGAGTAAGTAAACTTAGACTACAACGTGCTAAAAAGAAGCGCGACACACTGAGGAAGAAAATCTATGAGTGAACCAAGCAAAGAACTCCAACTAGTATTTGAAAAAGCACTTTCTGACGCAAAAAAACTACAGCACGAGTATGTCACTCTAGAGCATTTGCTTCATGCTATGTTGTGTGAGGAAAGTTTCGAGGATACTATTGTTGCTTTCAAAGCAGACCCGGGATTCATTAAAAAGAACCTCGAAGTTCATCTAAAATCTGGTTGTGATGACATGAAAGTCGCCACTACTAAGTTCAAACCTAAAAAGACTCAAGCAGTAGAAAGGGTTTTGAACAGAGCATTTACCCAGGTACTATTCAGTGGCAGGACTAACATTGAGCTTAGTGATGTCTTTATAAGTATTATGAGCGAAAAGAAATCTATTAGCGCATACTGGATCGAAAAAGCAGGTATTACTAAAGATAAATTCGCAGAATTTATGAGTGCAGAGCTAAACGGTGGTGAGGCAGAAGAAATCGACGAGGCGACTGCTGCGGCAATGACTCAGTTTACTGTTAATCTTAATGAAGAGGTTAAGAAGAAACACGTAGATCCTGTAATTGGCCGTTCTGAGGAACTCGATAGAATTGCTCTTTCTTTAGGCAGACGCTCAAAGAACAACGTGTTACTAGTAGGCGATCCGGGTGTGGGCAAGGCGCAGCCACTTGACAGCAAAATTAAAGTTCCGGGGGGGTGGACTACTATAGGTGAAATTCAAGTAGGTAATAAAGTAACTGTTCCTAGCGGCGACGAAGCAACTGTTACCGGCTGTTTCCCTCAAGGATCAAAGGATATTTTTAAACTAACTTTTAAAGACGGAAGAGAAGCAGAATCTTGCAAAGAGCACCTTTGGACAGTGTACGGCGAGTTTGGTGAAAAATACAAGACTGCGTGCGGAAGTAGCAAGAGGCGAAGAGGATGGACTACCCTTAGTCTTGAAGAAATTACAAATCTTCCTAAGTCTAAACTAAAAAGTATTAAATTTCCGCTGCACATTGACGATACCGCAAATAAAGAATTGCCCATTGACCCCTGGCTGTTTGGATTCTTATTAGGCGACGGAAGTTTTGCAGACACCAAGGTAGGAACGTTTACGACTGCTGACAAAGAAATAGTTGACTTAGTTACCGAAAGACTTAAATCTGGGTACACTGTTAAACAGGACATTAATTCGGAAATAGGGTATAGAATTGTAATAGAAGGTCGAAAACAGGGCGGCCGATCGGGACACCTTTATCAAAAAGGAAAATACGAGCATTATTACCGTGATGTAATTAACAAATTGGGACTAACCGGAGCGCGAAGTCACGAAAAATTTATACCTAATAAATTTAAGTGTGCTGGTACTAGCCAGAAAATCGACCTACTAGCCGGACTTATTGATTCCGATGGCTATGTATCGACAACCGGCGCTCTGTCCATTTCCACAGTCAGCAACACACTAGCAACTGATATTCAAGAAGTTGTTCGCAGCATCGGAGGAATTGCTAAGATTACATGTTCTCAAAATAGAACTTACACTTATAAAAATACAAAAACTCCGTGTAAAGATAGCTATAACATTGCTATTAGATTTACGCAACCAAACAAACTATCAAGATTGTCTCGAAAGAAAACGTTATTGCCAGGAGAAAGCTACCAATATGCTGATTTAAAACTTGGGTTAGATAAAATTGAATTTAGTCGAGTAGCTGATGCTAAATGTATTATGATAGACCACGCTAGCCATCTGTATATTACGGATAATTATGTTGTGACACACAATACCGCAATCGCAGAAGGTCTAGCGTTTAATATTGTGCAAGGCAATGTTCCTAAGTTCCTGCAAGAATACGAAGTTTATAACTTAGATATTAGCAGCATGCTTGCAGGCAGCAAGTATCGTGGTGATTTTGAGGAACGTCTTAAACTAGTGCTTTCAGGCTTGTCCAAGAAAGGTAAAACTATTATGTTCGTTGACGAAGCGCATATGATGAACGGCGCTGGCGCCGGTGGGTCTGATAAGTCTAACGATCTTGCAAACATGCTTAAACCAGCGTTGTCTAAAGGAAACTTGAAAGTAATAGCGTCAACAACATGGGAAGAATATCGCAAGTATTTCGAAAAAGACCGGGCACTGATGCGTAGATTCCAACGGGTAACTGTTGACGAACCAAGTGCAGAAATTACCAAAGAAATTCTTCATGGACTCAAGAAGTACTACGAGGAATATCACTCGACTACGATTACAGACGAAGCAATTAACTCCGCTGTTCAGTTGAGTATAAAATATCAACCTGACAAAAAGTTGCCTGACAAAGCAATTGATTTAATTGATGTTGCGTGTTCTCGTTTCAACCTGAAGCCTGAAGGTACAGAGCGTGTTGTTGCAACGGACGAAATCCAGTACGAGCTTGCTAAAATGGTAGACTTGCCTGTTGAGAACGTAGCTGAAAAAGAAACTGCTGGCCTTAAGAATCTTGAGAGCAACATGAAATCAGAAGTTTACGGGCAGGACCAGGCAATTGAAAATATTGTTGATAAAATCCTTGTCGCTCAAGCCGGTCTCAAGTCTGCGAACAAGCCCATTGGTAGCTTTGTGTTTATGGGGCCGACAGGTACAGGAAAAACTGAGACAGCTAAACAACTGTCTATTCAACTAGGTGTCGAACTCATAAGAATTGATATGAGCGAGTATCAGGAGAAGCACAGTGTTAGTAAGTTGATCGGTTCTCCTCCAGGGTACGTTGGTTTCGACGACAACGCAGGTGTGTTGATTACTAAGTTACAAGAGAGTCCAAACTGTGTATTGCTGCTAGATGAGATTGAAAAAGCGCATCCGGACGTAGCAAACATCCTGTTGCAGATTATGGACAATGGAAAAATTACAGGTTCCAACGGCAAGGAGGCTGATGCTCGCAACTGCGTATTAATTCTTACTACTAACCTCGGCGCAAAAGATGCTGAAAAGAACTCAATTGGGTTTACAGACGACGACGAAGGAGACGAATACGACAGTTCAGCGTTTAATGAATTCTTTGCTCCAGAATTCCGCAATAGACTCGACGGTACTATTACGTTTAGCAAGCTAGGCAAGCCTGTTATGTTGAAGATTGTCGGCAAGTTCCTTATGGAATTGAAGGGGATGGTTGAGGCAAAAGGCGTTACTATTGAAGTTACTGACGAAGCACTAGATTACTTAGTAGACAAAGGGTTCAATCCTAAAATGGGGGCTCGTCCTTTACAACGAGTTATTGACAACGACATTAAGCGATCGCTTTCTCGGCTATTGTTATTTGGAGATCTTAAGAACGGTGGTTCAGTAACAATTGACGCTGTTAATGGCCAGATTGTTCTGAAAACAGAGTTGGAGGAAACTGTTGAAGAAGTTTGAAACAACCAAACTATTCTACGACCAGTATATGTATAAGCTGGTCGTATACAATCCTTTTGGTCATATATTCCGGCAGAAGAATTTATCTTCTGCAAAAACTTTTATAGACACGCTGCAAACTCAATTCTTGGAGAATAAGCCATTAGAAATAACAACAAGGTATAGGAGATATTCTGTAAGAGTTGAACTATTCTTAGAGGTCAAGAAACTCTATGAAGCGTTTGAAAAGCAAACAGCTTACAAGTTACGCATCGAGAACACAACGTTGTCGATCTATAGTAATAACTTAGCATGGCTTAAACAACTAGCAAGACTAGTAGAATCACCGAGAGGACTGTGGCAGCCAAGAAAAGAAGCAGAGGATATACTAAGAGAAGCAAACGTAATAGTAACAAGGAACCGCAACGAGTACCAATACCTGGTTAGGCTAGCCAAGGCCTCGCAAGCTCAGCCTGGGCTTGCTGACTGGATTCGTAATAACCCAGACAAAGCCAAGGCCGGGCAAAAAGCGTTAAGAAGAATTGACAGGACGACATGGGGGCACGGCGCTGTATCTTTTTACGTTCGTGACGAAAGGATTTTGCATTTAATTAGTCTTATGGTTGACAAGATAAACAGGGTGGACAAACTAGTATACGTAGAAGATGCAAAGTAGATAAATAACTGTATGTCAGCAAATAGCCAACTTATATTAAGTCATCAAGTACATCCTGGAGACAGCACGGTAGAAACCATCGTCGGAGATCAAGTAAAGGGCGATGGCTTCTATGGCCGCAGTGACGGAATCCATACTGTACAATACTCATTAACTGAGTTTGTTGGCTCCGTAATAATCGAAGCAACCCTTGCTAGTGAACCAGTTACTAATGACTGGTTTCCTGTCTATGAAACAAATTATCCCGAAACAGGTGCTGAGCCAATTACTACAAGTAAAATTTCAAATTTTACAGGTAATTACGTGTGGGTTCGAGCAAAGATTATATACACTGACGGCGTAGTTAATAGCATTTTGCTCAACCACTAAGGCAGAAACATGGAACATTTCGTAAGCATTATATTAGCAGACTACGAGTTAGAAGAACACTTAGTTGAGAGTATCTTAGACTCTGCAAAAGTCGGATTACTAGAAAGTGAAACGCTTTACGAAACGTTTATAACTGACAACGAAGAGCAGGTCATGCGAGTTGAACTTCCAAGACAGCTCACTGAGAAAGAATCCGACGAGTTTGCAGAGAGCCTAGCCCATAAGTTATTTGAAATGGGCTATGCTAATTTTGACATAGAAGTTTCCACAGAAGATAACGAACAGCTACCATTTGACATTGTAGAAGATCTTCATATTTTTATGAAAAACGATCTTATGTTTTATCGAAGAGTATACTACCCTACGTTAAGTAGGGTCGCAACAGCAATTAAACAGAAGAAAAGAGTATCGTTCTCTAGTCTAGTAGAGCCAATGATTAATAAAGCATTGGAAGTATATTGCAAAAAATACGACATACCCCAGTCAGTTCAAAAGAGGTTTACACAATCTCAACGAGAAGATCTAGTTAGTCGGATTCAACAAGAAGAGACTCCAAATGTTCAGGATGGAGAATATTAATGTTACTTAGACAACTATTTGAATCAGCTAAAAAAACCGCAGTGTTTGCATTCGGTCGTATGAATCCGCCAACAATTGGTCATAAAAAATTAGTAGATAAAATTAAAAGCTTACCAGGGGACCCATACGTATTTTTAAGCCAAACACAAAAACCTAAAACCGATCCGCTGGACTTTGCTACTAAGGTTAAGTTTGCACAGCAGTTCTTTCCTGGCGTTACCGTCGGAGACCAGAACGTTCGCACAATAATTCAGGCATTGCAGAAGTTAGACAACATGGGGTACGACAACATTATCTATGTTGCAGGGTCTGATCGTGTTGATAGTTTTGAAGAACTACTAAACAAATACAACGGTGTTGAGTACAACTTTAATAGTATTAAGATTGTAAACGCAGGCAGCCGGGACCCAGACAAAGACGGTGCAGAAGGCATGAGCGCAAGCAAGATGCGAGAAGCAGCGGCAACTGGCAACCTAGAAGCATTTACACAAGGCGTGCCTGACCCTCGGCTTGCAGAAAAGATGTTTACAGCAGTGCGTAACGGCATGGGCGTAAAAGACCCAGTAGCAGCTGAAGAGCAGGATTCAGCTAATTCGTACACACAAGAAGCAGCCTACGAAGGCAACGTAGGTATTATGGAGTTAATGAGTTTCTTCAGTAAAGCCAAAGACAACAACCCCGAGTTAGTATCAAAAGTCAAGCAATTAATAAAACAAAAGAAAGATGCAGAAGTTTGGAAGATTATACAACACTACACCAACACAAAGCTCAAAGGCGTTGAGTTTAACGAGAGCATTACTAATATGCTCGTACAAGAAACAGACAAGATTAGAGCAGACTTAAAGATAGCTAGCAAGAGCAGGCTAATTACTCACGAAATAGCAGCTCTACTACTAGATGCTAGAAAAAGAATAACAGAACTCGAAATGTTATGCGGCAAGAAGTAAGTATGAACGAAATTGAACGAATTAAACAATTGGCTGGGGTAAACGAATTTAACGGCTATACTGTATATAGCCCCAAATCACTGGTTGACCAAAGTGCAGTTGCCGCTAAGCTAAAACAAGTCGAAGAAGAAAATAGTTTCGGGCCGGGAACTCCGGAATGGTTTGACTTATGGTTCAAATCTTGCAACAATCTAGACAACGTGCCTTCTTTTAGGGGGCGCAAGAAATGAAAATGCACGAAGTTACGGAATCAGTTGGCAGAGTTGTTAAAGGCGTAAATACCACGCAAGACGTCGACGCAGACGAAGTAAAGACTCAAGCAGCAAAATTTGGCAACAACGTAGACAAAGATGGCAGGCCAGAGAAGCTAGCCACTAACGGAAAGGGCGCAAAGAAGTGAAACTAGTTGACATAGATGAAAATATTACAAACGAGCTAAAAATTGAGAAGCCCGATGAAGGCGACACGCTGGGGATTCCTCGCAAGAAGATGCCACAGATTAAAGAGCATGACTACCCTGAGTTTCTCGAGTACCTTAAAGACAACGGTGTTAATATCACACGCGACAGAGTTCCAGCAAGGCAATTAAAACCTATACAAAAAGAATTCAGTGACAAAGGTGTGTTAAAAGCATTAATGTTACGAAAGAACGAAAAGCCTGTTATTGCAAGTTCAGACAACTATATCATCGACGGGCACCACAGATGGTTAGGAGCCGTAAACACCCGAGCAACTGTTAGTACAATTCGTGCTGACATTCCGGTCCGCAAGCTATTAGCATTAGTACACGCATTTCCTAAGACTTACTATAAAGACATTTACGACATTGCACCTGTTGAGACTCCTAAGCCGCAAACTGAATCAGCAACTGCTGGAGCTACAAGTGCAGGCGCTGTCGCAGCTATTGCGAACCCAAAAGGCAAGAAAAAGAATAAGTCCGGGGTGTACAATCCGGACGGTACAATGAAAAATGCGTTAGACGTCGATAACAATATTATGGGCAGCAAGCCTGTAAAACGATAAATAAGAATATTAGGAGCTGAATGTCATATGGCTAAGAACAAGAAGGTAAACGAGAATCTAGCAAACGCAGCGGCGTCTGCAGAGGCAGATCACGAACTGCAAATGGCTAGATCGCAACTGTACAAGATTGCACAGTATTCAATCAAGCTGCACGAAATGATGAAACAAGTAACAGACCCAAACGGCATCGAGGCCTGGCAGGCTGCGAAGATTACTAAAGCTGCCGACTATATGGGCGCTGTATATCACGATCTAGAATACAAGATAAAGTTTGAGCAGGAAGGTGGCGAACTAGGGGCAGCCGCTCCTGGAGAAATTGCAGTTGGTGAAACTAAGAAATACGGTAAGATGAAAGAAACTAACGACCCTTACGTTAGGAAATTGCGAAACCAGTTAAAGCTAAAAGAAAAAGCAGTGGCGGAACAGGCACAATCAGACACCACAAACGAAGCTCCTTACCGAAGAAGCAGACCAAGCAGGTTCCCAACAGGCAATATAGGAGACACTGCTAAGCAAACGTTCAAACGCCGAGAAATGGATGCTGAACTAGGCGACGAAGAAGCAGAAATAAAAAGAAAAATAGCTGCAAAAAAAGACCTAGAAGCAGGACCATGGTACATTGCATTTGACGGCAAGGTCTGGAAGAAGAACGGGCAACCTGTAGAGTTTAACGGCAAGGAACACGCGAGAAAAACAGGGTTAAAGCTAATGAAGAAAATGCCAGAAAAAGACATAAAAATTACATGGAATCCGGACTACTCGGGCGACAAATAAAGGCACACTTATGAGCGACGATATTCGACAATACATTCACTTAGTAGAAACGTACATAACACAGCCTAAGGTGCTGAACATAGAACTAACACCTTACGACTTTAGTACGTTAATGAAAGAATACCGAGCTACAGACCCAACTTACAATAAGATTGGCAATAACGCAATGGCTGCTTTTTACACCGAAGTGGAACGTGAGGATTTTAAGCAGTTCCTGCGTAAGAACAACGTAAAGTTTTCAGAAGTAGACGACGAGTATAAAGATGGACTTTCATAAATTACAACACATGCTAAATGAAATCGAACCAAGCGACCGTAACAGAGACATCGAGCTACTACGTCGCGCTGCTCAAGGGAACAACGACAGAGCCACTAAGCAAGAGATATCAGAAAGCACGCCATCAGTTGCTCGGGTAGATCAAGAGCCTCTTACTGAAGCTGCACAGATGGCTGCCCTTGCTGGTATACCGGTGTCAGAAAGTCAGAAGAAAGGAAAAGCCGGACAGCTAAAGGGCCGAGACAAGGTTTCTAAATCAAATACTTCTAGAAGTGGAGAGCAGAAAAATGTCACTCGGGGCAAGCTAGTAGGTAGTATAGATAACAATGAAGAAGTTGAAGAGGGAGAAAAGTGGGATCAATTTAAGAAGGGATTCAAAAACCCCGGTAGCGCCAGCCAAGTTGCAGCCGCCGCTAAAAAAGTATTTACTCCGGGAAAGGGTAGTAAGAGCAGTAGTAAAAGTAGTAAAAGTAGTAAAAGTAGTACCCGAGGTAGCTCTGACCTTCCTCCAAAACTTTCTCAGAGTCTTGCGAAGTATTCTACTGCTTTGAGCAATATATCTCGGAACCCAGATCTAAAAAAACAGTTTCAAGAACTAATGAAGGCAGCTGACCCTAATTTACAATTAGAGGCATATCTTGAAAGCAAAAAAAAGTACTCTAACTCTGAGAATAAAACAATATTAGAAACAACTGCAACACCTAGTAATAAAGACTCCATTAAAGCAGAACTATTCCGTAGATTAAACCAAACTAAGTAATATGCAGTTAGCTAATCTTAATAATAGGTTCGAAGCTAATCCGTATCTAACAGTTCCTATACCTTACAACAAGCTACAAACTCTTCCTTTTAAGGACTTCGACAAAGACGGTTATGAAGTTCCAACTAAACTCGAATACTTGCATTACGTTGTAAACGGAGTAGACCTTAATCGAGAAATACAGTATCACATTGCCCCTGTTAAACCTTGGTATGTTGACGTAGAAGATTCGGAGATAGGCCTGGTCCTAGACCACTGTATGCTATTATGCAGGTATGCATTTGCAGGTACAGCAAGACAACAAATACAAGAAGCAGCAAAAAAACGCCCTATCCTTAACAAACTATTAAGTATTAAGCCCAAGTGGGGCATTGACTTTTCTCTAGATTACGTAGACTATGACATTTGTATGGAAGTAATGCACGTTGAGCAAGACTTCGACAACCTTAAAGATGCGGAACTTGCAAAAGAAAAATTAGAACACATCATCGAAACCACAGACTGGAATCTCGGAGTCCAGGAACTGCTGGCTTGTAAAGAAGATTGGATTAATCTATCCAGTGACGACCAAAGTGATTACAAGGCTCAGTTCTTCGGATGTCATCGGGCTTTTGACAATAAAAAGGTATTTTCCGGTTGACAACCTGATAGAAAAGCCCTATAATAAACAGTAACTTAACACAAAGGAGAGTATATGAGCGATCGTACATACGGTGCTGAAGAAAAAGCAAAACTCGAAAAACTAGTACAAGAAGGTGTAACAGTACTTCAAGAAATCGAAGACCTTAAAGAAGGACTCAAGGACACAGTAAAAGCAACTGCTGAGGAACTTGACATCAAACCTTCTTTAATCAACAAAGCGATCAAAATTGCTAAGAACCGTGACTGGGAACGATACTACGACGAATTCGACGACTTGGAAACTATTGTCACTACTGTTGGCGTGGACAAGTAACATGACTCACACAGATAATAAACCTTATCAGAAACTGGCGTGGTTAGCGACCGGGCTGCTGCTCACTGCTGCTATCCTTTCGTCGTTTAATATATACCCGTACTACGTTGTTGCATTCGTTATTAGCAGCGGATTATGGACGCTAGTTGCTTGCTTGTGGAGGGAGCGCAGTCTAATTGTACTAAACGGCGGCCTTACATTCATTTACATCTTAGGACTGATCTTTTAATGCCTGACCACAAAGACATTCTTGGGAACCAGATAACTGTAGAAGCAGCAGTAGTAGTGCCAGTTAGCAAAAGTTGCTTAGAAGTAGGGATTGTTAGAAAGCTTACTCCCAAGATGATAACAGTTACAATAGTGGGCAAAGCCAGGGGCTGGAGTAAGGGGACTAGACAATTCTACCCGGGCGACGTGCTAGTTATCGAAGACGCAAAAGTTACAATGTACATACTCAAGCAACGAGCACTATAAGTATAGACAGATTCGTTCACTACACGAACAAGCACACGGTAACGTTGACCAACTAACAACGGAGGAGACTTACATGTCAAAAAACAACGAATGGCTCAATGATGCCGCTCACGTTGAACAATGCAACAGCACTCTCGACGTAGCAAAAATAAGACAAGAGGGATACAAATGAGCTACATCGACGCACTATTCGATCGCGATGCTGACATCATTCGAGTCGTCGAAAGATGTGAAGGAGTTCGTAAATTTCAAAATTTCCCAGTAAAGTATACATTCTATCATACCGACCCTAAGGGCAGGTATAAAAGTATCTTTGGAGACCCACTCCAAAGAATAGTTTGTAAAAATACCAAAGAATTCCGCAAAGAAGTAGCAATTAACAAACACAAGAAGTTATTTGAGTCTGACATTAATCCTATCTTCCAGTGTCTTTCTGAAAACTATCTTAACCAGGACGCTCCAAAGCTGAATATTGCGTTCTTTGACATCGAGACTGACTTTGATCCAGAGCGCGGGTTTGCAGACCCGAGCGATCCCTTCATGGGCATAACCAGTATATCTATCTACCTACAGTGGCTAGAGACAATGGTCTGTTTGGCTGTGCCTCCAAAGACACTAACAATGGAGGAAGCTACAGAACTTGTTAGCGATATTCCTAATGTTATGCTATTCCATAAAGAAGCAGACATGCTGGACACGTTCTTAACAGTTATTGAAGACAGTGATGTACTAAGTGGCTGGAACAGCGAAGGGTATGACATACCCTACACAGTAAACCGTGTATCAAGAGTGCTAAGCAAGAACGACACTCGCAGGTTCTGCTTGTGGAATCAACTGCCCAAGCGCAGAGAGTTTGAGCGTTACGGCAAAACTGCTGAAACCTTTGATCTAGTAGGCAGAGTGCACTTGGACAGTTTGCAGCTATACCGCAAGTACACCTATGAAGAACGTCACACTTACAGACTGGATGCTATCGGTGAGATTGAAGTTAACGAGCGCAAGACTCAATACGAAGGAACGTTGGATCAACTTTATAACAATGACTTTAGACTGTTTATTGAATACAACATTCAGGATACTGCATTGCTAGACAAGCTGGACAAGAAGCTGAAGTTTATTGACTTGAGCAATGAACTAGCACACTCGAATACCGTTTTGCTTCAAACTACAATGGGGGCTGTGGCCGTAACCGAGCAAGCAATCATCAACGAAGCGCATCACAGAGGCTTACAGGTGCCAAATCGTACCAAGTACGACGAAGGAGCAACACAAGCAGCAGGTGCATACGTAGCTTTTCCTAAGAAAGGCTTGCACAAGTGGATAGGCTCTATGGACTTAAATTCACTATATCCTAGTGTGATACGCTCACTAAACATGGGGCCGGAAACAATCATAGGGCAGTTACGTCCAGACATGACAGATGCTATGATACACGAAGAAACAACTCTTAAGAAAAAGTCATTCGCCGGGGCATGGGAAGGACGATTCGGCACGTTAGAGTATGACGCAGTGATGGACAAGCGCAAAGACATTGCTATCAACGTAGACTGGGAGGACGGCAGAACTGATGTGTTAAGTGGTGCTGAAATCTATCAGTTGCTTTTCGACAGCCAAATGCCGTGGGTGATTAGTGCTAACGGGACAATATTTACAACAGAGTTTGAAGGTGTTATCCCAGGCATCTTGAAGCGTTGGTATTCAGAACGTAAAGAACTGCAAGCCATGAAGAAGAAGGCCGAGGAAGCCGGCAACGCAACAGAAAAAGCGTTCTGGGACAAGCGGCAGTTGGTAAAGAAGATTAACCTGAACTCGCTGTACGGTGCAATCCTAAACCCAGGTTGTAGATTCTTTGATAAGCGCATTGGACAATCAACCACACTTACAGGCAGACAGATCGTTAAGCACATGTCAGCAGAGGTAAACAAAACAATCACAGGCGAATACGATCATATTGGTAAAGCTGTTATCTATGGTGACAGCGTGACCGGCGAATCAACAATACAACTAGGTGACGGCTCTGAGACAGATATAGCTGATCTATTTAACGGTATTAATTACAAAGTCATACAAGACGGTGGGAAAGAATACGCTATACCTCAAGATGCAGAGTACAACCTAAAGGTCCTAGGTTACAACTCTTACGAAGACGAAGCTGTATTCGCCGGAATCAACTACGTCATGCGTCACAAAACCTCAAAACAACTGTACAAGATAACAATGGAGGACGGGACTTCTGTTACTGTTACTGAAGATCACAGTATAATGGTAGACAGGGCAGGATTCTTGACAGAAGTTAAGCCAGTTGACATTCAAGACGAAGACCTGATTGTTAGTATAGCTTAACTAAGTGCAAAGAAACACGGTCAAGTCAACGGCGTCCGGTAATTGAGGCCATAAGCAAAACAAGCCGAGACTTCTAGAATATTCCTACATTAGTTATATGGGAGGAAGAATGTCTAAATAACCCAACAGAAACAATTAAAAGGTGTGTAGAATGGTTGAACTAAAACGGCAAAAAGTTTCTAAAGTAGAAAAGCTCGATTCAACAGAAGAATACGTATACGACATATCAATAAAGGATCAGGATCCTTTTTTCTTTGCAAACGGGCATCTAGTACACAACACAGACAGTGTTTATTTCTCAGCTTTTCCGATACTGTATGATGACATTCAAAACGGCACTATTGCGTGGGATCACGACAGTGTTGTTAAACTGTACGATCAGATTGCTGCACAAGTAGACACGACTTTTAGTGCATTTGCAGGACGTGCGTTTCATTGTCCGAAATCGAGGTCCGAAGTAATTGCAGCAGGACGAGAAATTGTTGCTAGTTCAGGATTGTTTATCACAAAGAAGCGATATGCTGCACTTGTATACGACGACGAAGGCGAGAGGAAAGATGTAGACGGTTCTGCTGGCAAGGTAAAAGCAATGGGGCTAGATTTGCGCAGAAGCGATACTCCTGTTTACATGCAAGACTTCTTAAAAGAGATTCTATTAATGGTATTGCAGGATGCCCTTAAGGAAGATGTGATAGAGCATATTACCAAGTTCCGCAAAGAGTTTGAAGGCATGCCTGGTTGGGACAAAGGGACACCAAAACGCGCAAATAAGGTAGGACATTATCGCAGGCTAGAAGAAAAGCAAGGCAAGGCTACTATGCCTGGCCACGTCAGAGCGGCGCTCAACTGGAACACCCTCAAGCGGATGAACGGTGATAAGTATTCGCAAGAGATTGTAGACGGTATGAAGTGCATCGTTTGTAAGCTCAAGCAAAATCCGTTAGGATATACTAGTGTTGCTTACCCAACAGACGAGCTACGCTTGCCAGAGTGGTTCAAAGAGCTGCCGTTTGACGGACCCGCAATGGCTGACACCATCATTGACAACAAGCTGAAGAACTTGATAGGCGTGTTAGACTTTGATCTCGAAGACACTAAGCAGCACACAACGTTCAGTTCTTTGTTTGATTTTGGTGATTAGACCTAAATACACAAAGAAAACAGTTGACAGACAGAAACTTATAACATATACTATTAACTATAGTAAAAATATTAACCTTAGAGGAAACGTAAATGAAGGATATCTTGCAAGACATTGTTGCACACACCCACGCACTAGGCTTCTTGACACTAGTTAAAGTTACTAGTGAAGACGACACTATTGTTGAATCAATGGCAGAGGACCGCTCCGTGATTGTTTCTGCAACAACCTATTCTCCAATCGGAGAATTTAAAGGGGTGTTTGGTATGCCAAACTTGGACAAACTTAACTTGCACTTGAAGAACCCAGAGTACAAGGAAAATGCCAAGTTGCAAGTAGTAGAAGCAGAACGGAACGGGGAAACCATTCCTACGCACATACACTTCGAAAACCAGGCTGGTGATTTCCAAAATGATTATCGTTTTATGAACAGAGCAATAATCGAAGAGAAACTCAAAAGTGTTAAGTTTAAAGGAGCAAGCTGGAACGTCACATTCGAACCTAGTATAGCTAGTATCTCGCGTATGAAATTGCAAAGTGCAGCTCACGCAGAAGAACCTGTATTCAACGTAAAGACGGAAAACAGCAATCTTGTGTTCAGTTTTGGTGATGCAGGCAGTCATGCAGGGGAGTTTGTTTTTCAACACGGAGTTGACGGCTCTCTCAAGCACACCTGGAGTTGGCCTGTTGCGCAGGTCCAGGCTATCTTGAACCTGTCTGGAGACATTAACATGAGCATCTCAGACCAAGGCGCAATGAAGATTACCGTAGACAGCGGCATGGCCAAGTACGATTACATCTTGCCAGCGCAATCAAAATAAGGAGGGCTTATGTCTAATCCAGAAGACATTGACCTGAATCATCTTGCAAAGTTATTCGACGCTGCACTAGCGTCAGACAACGAAACAGTGAAAAGAACCTTGCGTAACTTTATGTTGGTTGCTAGCATAGTTGAAGCGGAAGAGGTTACTACAGCTACGCCGTTTGGTGACTTGCTACGTCGAGTAGAAGCCTTAGAAAAGAACCAGGAATACTTAAAAGGTTGGCTCGATCGAGCAACGGGAACTAGCACAACGTACGGCAAAAACTGCTTCACTGATCTTTATGGGTCTACTGGTAAGACTAGTAATACTGGGCATGGAGTCTGGTGGACCTGTCGGGACTGATGTTAACATCGACAGCTAGCTCAACAGCACATACGACATTGAGATGTTTAAAAAGATGATGTACATGGGAGAGATATGAAAAGAAACTTAACAAACGAGCAATTAGACAAGAACGGTGAACTTCAGTACGCCGTGTTTTTGCCGGCACTAAGTGGATTTTACGCTACTTATGTAGGCAAACAACGGTACGGTGAATACGTGTTAAAGTCTCGTATTCCTAAGAACTTTCCCAACGGCATTGAAAGTCTTAACTATCTAAACAAAAATCAAGGACAGTTTCAGTACAAGTGGACACTGTATTCCGCTGGCCACGCCGACTTGGACACGACTAAGCACGTTCCCAAAGAGGATATGATTCGCAACCGTGACAGAGAGAACTCATGGATGCTGGGCGACAGCGGTGGCTTCCAAATTGGTAAGGGAGTATGGGAAGGAGACTGGAAAGATCCGAACTGCCCTAAAGCGCAAAAGAAGCGTGACGGAGTTCTGCGGTGGATGGATGCGTACATGGACTACGGTATGATCCTTGATATCCCAGCGTGGGTAG